CACCTTTCCCAAAGGTGGATTAAGATTTGGCTCCACCTTTCCCAAAGGTGTATTAAGATTTGGCTCCACCTTTCCCAAAGGTGGATTAAGATTTGGCTCCACCTTTCCCAAAGGTGGATTAAGATTTGGCTCCACCTTTCCCAAAGGTGGAAAAGGTGGATTTGAATTGTTTATTGCATTTTCTACATTGTCTAAAAGATCCATCTTGATTTAATGAAATTGAATCATTAGAAGAACAAAAAATACAAACAGGAGAGAAAACCGGCATCTTCATATTTTTAATAAATTCACTATGCGTATTAAATTGATAAGCAACATTAACAGGTGTTTCAACTAAATTATTGTTAAAAATATTTGAAAAACTCATGTATATAAATATAATATTTATATTTATATAATATATTATAGAATTACAAATGACATTATTTGATACTTTAATATATTTTTTATTTTTCCTGAGGTTTTCATCTATATTTTTTGGTATAATAATATCTTATCATAAAAAAATAATTTCAAATGACACAACTATGGAAAATGCAAAAGAAAATGAATACCACAAAGAAAAAATGCTAAGAAATAGTAAAATAAAAAAATTTTTGGATTTTCTATTTACTATTTTAATTGCTATTTTGATTTTTATATTGTTTAGACCAGCTGATAAAAAAGGAGTTATATTAGATTTAAAAACAAATATATTATTTAAAATAGCAGCAATTACGTTAATGATAAATGCTGATTGGGATAGTTTTTATCTATTCATCCATCCACATGTGAGACACATTGAACGAAACCATCCTTTTACTTTATAATAGGTTGCTTTTTGATAGTATAACATAACTCAAAAATAAACCAAAGAAATTTTTTGCAAATAAATCCAGTATATTATAAAATGTATTTTTGATGTAATAAGGTAGAAGAGCTGATACTCCATAGAGTGACCAGAAAAAGAAAAAGTACAAGCATAATTTCCATCCGGTTGTTGTTTTACGCACATAATTTACATATATTACATAAAAATATATCAAAAATGGAATAAATCCTAAAATAACACCAGTTATTGTATTAATTATTTTAGCTTCACCTAAATAACCAAAAATTAACATTAACCAATCTAGATATATTACGTAGGATATTGTGCTAGAATTTTCACGTAATAAATTAAATAATTCTAGTTTTGATGTATCAAGACCAGATTCTTTATATTTTAAATAAATCAAATATATAATTAATGAAATTAACATCAACGGTGTTGTTATAACCCAATCAATATATCTTTTTGGTGTGACATTGTTTATTTCCTTGTAATTACAAACTAACCATAAATAAAACGAACCTTGTATTAATTGTACAAATACTTCTAATGCCAATAATTGTTTTATAATATCATATGCAGGATCAACTTTTATAAAAAGAGTAGCTACATCTATTAATCCACTAAAAATTTGTACAATGAATGAAAAAATTAATGTAGTATAAAAATAATATTTATTCATATATAAATATTATTATTATTTTATGTCAAATCAAATAATAATTTCATCTACTGTTTTATGCTCATAATTAATTTCAATAATAGACTTTATTTTTTCATCCAAAAAAATATTGATAATTTTATAGATAGATGAAATATAAAAAGTTGGATTAATAACTATTATTGCTTTTAAATTTTTACTAAATTTTAATGAAATTAGTTTTGACAATTCTATTCCCACTTGTAATTGTAAAAAATGTTTTACACCCTTGAAGATTTAAAATGGGACAAATTATGAGTAAGTTTTTTCTAATTTTATTATAGAAATGACACATAAAAGCGAAGATTATAAAATTTCAGCAGTTAAATATTATTTGAAAAATAAAGATAATATTAGAAAAACCTGTAAAATATTTGATTGTAAGAAATCTACATTACAACGATGGATACAAAGATATAATTCTACTAAAAATCTTACAAGAAGAAATAGGAAAAATGTATCCTATAAGATTACTAAACCACAAGTGAAAACTGCGTTAGAATTGTTGAAGAAAAACGAACAAATAACCATGGAAGAATTAGTTGTTGATATGAAAAAACTATACCCTAAATTTGATATTACCCCTCAACATTTAGGACAGGTTGTTAGAGATAATAATCAAACAAGAAAAAGAACAAGACACGAGCATTTTCCAAAAGAAAGATACAAGAAACCAATTGAAAAGGCAACCGAAATGAATAACTTTTTTACTGAACTTCGTAAATTTCATATAAATAAAATTATTTGTTTGGATGAAACAAGTGTAGGTTCTGCGTTAAAACCAACTTATAGTCGGTGTAATTTAGGTAAGCGTTGTATAATAAAAACCAGTAATCAATTTGTCTTTCGTAAATTTACTTTATTAGTAGCAGTAAATAATTCAAAATGTGTTGGAAGAGAAATGTATGAAAAAGGTGGTATGACAAAAGAACGATTATTAGAATTTTTACAGAAATACATATTTCCAAAATACAAAGACCATCTTATTATTTTAGATAATGCAGGAAGTCATAATAACGAACTAATAAAAAATGCTATAACAAAGAGTGGTAATACATATTTATTTGCGGTGCCTTATACACCTCGTAGCAACTTACCAATAGAGGCATACTTTAATCAAATAAAAAATACTTTGAAGAAAGATAGAAATGTTGAAAATTACCAACAACTAGAAAAGAATGTAAATAAAGCAATAGAAAAAGTAAAACCTGAAAATTACAGGAATTATTTTGAATATGCTTATAATTTGAAGGATGGAATGGAAATGAAAAGAATACCATCAACGCGAAGAAGAAAAATAAAAATTTATAAATAATATACTTAAAATTTAGATACTTTAAGTATATAGTGAATATGAGATTGAAAAGTGAATTATACAAAAAAGAACAAGAAGAAATAATTGATAAGATTGTAAAGATTTTGGATTTGGAAAACAAAACAGAGTATACTCTTTATGAATTGGATAAGAATGAAGATATACAAAATAAAATCATGGAACTCATACCTGAAATAAGAAAATGGTTTTCATTTAATAATATGAAAGCAGTTGGCGAACCAAGCAAAAGAAAAAGACCTTGGTTAAGTATTATAAAACAATTAATAAAATCAAAATATAATATTGTAAGTATTGATTATAGAATGATTGATAATGGTGTAGAGGTTAGAACACATAAATATAAAATTGAATTAATTATTTAATAAACAATTAATAGCATTTATATTATATACAAAATGGAACTACCTGAAATTTCAAAAGAACAAAATAATATTATTCAACAATTATCATTAAATAATAATGTTGTTGTTGATAGTGTTGCAGGAAGTGGAAAAACCACAACTAATTTACATATAGCAAAACATTTTAATAATATGAATACTCTATTATTAACATATAATTCAAAATTAAAGTTAGAAACAAGGGAAAAATCAAAAAAATTAGGAATTAATAATATAGAAGTTCATAGTTATCATTCTTTTTGTGTAAAGTATTATGATAATGAATGTTTTACTGATACTATAATAAACAAAATAATAAAAAATTTAAAACACCGATTAAAGAAATTTAGTTTTGATTTAATTGTTCTAGATGAAGCACAAGATATAACTAGTTTATATTATGAACTTATTTGTAAAATTTATAAAGATAATAAAAACATAAACACAAAAATCTGTATTTTTGGTGATAAAAAACAAAGTATATTTGATTTTAATAATGCAGACCAAAGATTTATTGAATACGCAACAGATTTATTTAATTTTAATTCTTATAACTGGATAAGATGTAATTTACCTGTTAGTTTTAGAATTACATATGAAATGTCGTTATTTATCAATAAATGCTTATTAAAGGAAGACCGCATTATATCTAATAAAATAACAAATAATAAACCAAGATACATAATATGTGATTGTTTTGGAGATACATTAGGAACATCGTCAAGAACCTTTGAAGAAGTTAAATATTATTTTGACTTGGGTTATAAACCGAATGATATATTTATATTAGCACCATCTATTAAAAGTGGAAGTACTCCTGTTAGACAATTAGAAAATAAAATTAAAAGAGAAATGCCAAATGTAATGGTATATGTGCCAACTAACGATGATGAAAAATTAGATGAAGAATTATTAGAAGGTAAAATAATATTTTCAACATTTCATCAAACAAAAGGGTTGGAAAGAAAAGTTGTAATTATATTTAATTTTGATAATTCTTATTTTGAATATTATAAAAAAGACGCGAATCCATGTATTTGTTCTAATGAACTATATGTTGCTACAACAAGAGGAATAGAGCATTTAACATTATTTCATCATTATAATAATGAATATTTACATTTCATAGATAAAAATAATATACAAACATATTGTCATTTTGAAGATACAGAGATGTTTATTAAACCAAAAACCAAACTTCTTAAAAATATCAACACTTCAATTACAGATGTTATTAAATTTCTGCCTCAAAATATTATAGACGAATGTTTTAATAAATTAGAAAAAACAAAAAATAGTAAATATATAATAAACAAAATTAACATCCCTTTAAAAATATCTAATGATGAAACTACCGAGTGCGTAAGTGAAATTACTGGTATTGCTATACCAAGTATGTTTGAATTAAAACTTAAAAATAAAATGAATATTTTTGAAATATTAGTTGACAAAAATTTTGAAGAAAACATTATTAATAACGGAAATAATGGTTGTTTAATTCAACTAGACAATAAAGCTAAACAAAAAAAATATAATATTAATGATATCAATATAAAAAACTTAACATCACAAGAAATGTTATATATATCTAATTGTTGGAATACACTAAAAAATGGTTATTTATTTAAAATTTATCAAATTACAAATTACGATTGGTTAGAACAACAAAAATTAAATGAATGTGTTAATAGATTAACTGAACTAAATATATCAATAAATTCTACATTTGAATATAGTTTAGAAACTGAAAATGAGGTTGAATTATTAAATCGTAAGTTAATTGGATTTATTGATTGTATTGATAAAGAAAATAATATTGTATATGAGTTTAAGTGTGTTCAAAAATTAGAAAAGGAACATTATTTACAATTAGCATTTTATATGTATATGTATGAGTTAGAAAAAATAAAGCAGATAAAAAAAATTAAAGAAATAAATTATGAAACAATAAATCATTCTATCAAAGATTTAATATGTAATAAAGAACAATTAATAAAAAAAATACGTATCAATGAGAAAAAATTAATAGATTATAACAATAATATCGTTAATGAAGAAACAAATGAATATTCAATTGGAGATAAAATTAAATATAAAATATTTAACGAGGAAATTGGCGAAATAGTTAGAATATATAAAACAACTGGAAAAGTAAAAGTAAAAAATAGTAATAATAAAAATATTGATATACCAAAAACATTAATATTGTCTGTAATAAAACAACTTGATATTAATGATGTAAAAATAAAAATTGCTGATATTAATAATGAATTATCTATATTATCCAAAGAACTAACTAAAACCAATAATTTAATAGATGAAAAGGAAAAACAAAAAGAATTAATAACATCACCTACTAAATTAGATGACGAAATAAAATTATACAATAGAAAAACAGAATATGTTTTATTTAACATTTTGACGAATAAATATATGAATGTAAAATGTGAATTTCAAAAATTAAAAAAAATGATAGAATATCTAATATATTCAAAATATATAAATAATAAAACTATAACAGACGAGGATTTCATAAAAAACAATAAAAATATTCATAAATTATATTTTGCGTAAAATGACTTAAAATAAAATCTTTAGGAATAATATAGAATGTCTATAAAAGAAAAACCTCCTGACGACTTTTTCAAAGGAATTAAGATTTCTTTGAAAAGTGTATTGAAACATCCTGATGTAAATTTACCAAAAATTACAAATGCTGTGATTAAGTGCAATAAAATTGTTATTCAAACATTAATGTTTATGAAACTTTTTTTATTAGACCATTATGAGAAATATAATACACTACCAATCATAAACGATGAATTTATAAATTCTTGTATGAAAATTTTGTGTAATGAAAAAGCAACTGGAAGACCACCTAAAAATGAAATCAAACAACTAAAAGATACACTTACTGCATTTTACAAAAGCGATTTTCAACCAATTATCCAAAATGAAAACTTGGATTATACTCATATGAATACTATTTTGGATTATTTAACTATTGATATTATTACGATGTATAAGAATAACATTAAATTCCATTATGTTGAATATCTAGAACGATATGTAAATGTGGTTTGGAAAAAGAAATTTATTATAAGTAAAATAAGAAAACTCAGTATAACACAAAAAGAAAAGGAACAACGAGTAAATAATTTATGCAGTCAATTGCGAAAAATAAAAAACGATTTATTGAATATTGAAAAGACAAACTACAAATCTCATTCCATGTATCATACATGGATTAATCAACAAAAACAATTCATTACACCAAATAAAACAACTTACAAAAAGAATAATATTGTTTATGACTTAATGTGTAGTCCTATGGACTATTTTCCTTGTATGATTAAAATGATGAAACAAGTTGAAAAAGAAGAACAAACAATTAGCAATGTATTTCCTATGAGAAATGAAGTTATACCAAAACACATAAGATTAGATACAACAACATTAGTTCATTTACTTATGACAAAGAAACAAGGAAATAAAAGTGATTTTTTAACAAAAGGAAATCTAAAACGCAAAGAAGATAAAATATGGGAATTCTTTTTTAGAACAGAAAGAAAGATGTTTCATAAAAAATATTATGAATTTCATCATATGATAGAAACAGATGGTGTTAGTTGTTCTTTGTTATTGTTGCGTAAGGATTTGATTGGTAAAAAATTACCTATGATGAAAAAAGGATTATTAACAGAAACATATATTGATGAATTAACTGATTACACTCAATTACAAAATAAAAAAATTGTAGCAATAGACCCTGGAAAATG